TCTGCATTGCGGCGGGCTCAACGCCCAAATCTGCCGCCATCAACGCGGCCGCCCGCGCGGGCCAGTTGACCCAGACATCACGCTCCTGCCGCGCCAGCCGAAAAACCAGCGACAGTGCGCGAGCCCGATCGATCAACTCGCCTTTCAGCTTTTGCAGTCGCAGACGACGTTCCTGCGCCTTCAGCACTTCATTGGCCGTCTTGGCCTGCAGGAACGTCGTGCCGCCGCCCGCGACCGGGGCGGGCAGACCTTCGTCGCGCAGCGTTTCCCCGACCGCAGCCACGGCAGCCTCTGGGACAGGTTTCATCTTGGGTGCGGTGGCTTTCGGGGCGCTTGGCGTGGCGCGGGATTTCGCCGGATCGGTCATCGTCGCGCGACGTTCATCACTGGCTACGGCGTCAATGCTGCCATCAGCAAAGAGGACCAGCCGGCCGGTATCCTTAGCCTTCTGAATCGCGCCGCGCGACAACCCGACATGGGCGGCGTATTGGCGCTCGCTCATGCCTTGCATGCGGCTCTCTCCCAATTATTCGTTGCCGAGCCCCTCACCCATCCATTTCGGGATATCTCGGCTGCCGTGAAGGACACGCCAGACATCAACGTGTTGGTCGGCCTCGGCGTAGAAAACAAGCCAGGGAAAGCCTCGCAAAGGCCACGCCCTCAAGCCCGGCAAATCCAACTCATAGGCGTAGCGAAGCGATCCGCTCGCAGGATGCGTTGACAGATGCCAATAGGCCGCCTCCAATGCCTCAATAAACCGCAGCGCGACATCCTCACCCGCTTCCTGCAAATAGTACGTGAGAGCGTCATCAACATCCTGACGGGCGCGCGCTCTTGGCACGACAGGCTTGCCGCTCACGCCTTGCCCGAGCTCGAAACACGGGCGCGCAAGCTCGCGAAATAATCCTGATCGATGGGCTCACCCGCTGGCGACGCTGCGCCCTCAAGCAGCAAACCGCGCAGCCTCTGACGATCCTGATCCTTGCGGATCAGCTCGCGGACATATTCGCTGGACGTACCATAGCCGCGTCCGGTGACCTGTTCATCAACATAGGTCTTCAGCGCATCGGGCAGGGAGATGTTCATCGTTGTCATGCGTCCGATCTTACCCGTCTTGCCAAATTTTGCCAAGAGCCTTGCTACGAGGTCGAAGGGCGTTGAAACCTACAACTTGCAATGTTCACATTAGCACCAGAGAGAGAAACTAAAGCAATGTAATTGCTGCGAATTAAGTTGATTAACCGCCCCTGCAGAGCGACCGTCTCATCAGTCCAAAACTCGATCGGAGACGCGCTCATGACCCTCGCAGAACGCTACAACGCCGAAGCACAACGCTTGATGCCCCAGCATGCCGACAGCCTAGCCGTCGACCCCAGCATCGATAACGCCGGTCACATCGACGAGATCGTGTTCCGCCGGAGCGAATACCTCGGCGGTATGGCCGCCGTTCTTCTGGCGTTGACCGCGGAACAGAAGTGAGGATCCCGCTATGAGCACGCGCGCACAGATCGCCATCCAGATTGGCCCCGAGGAATGGGCCCACACTTATGTGCACTTTGACGGCTACCCCAGCCACATGCTGCCCGCACTGGCTGCATGGACGCCCGAGGACATTCTCGCAGCGAAGGAAATGCGGCAGGTCACCGCTGAGGCGCTGGACTGCTTCGACCCGCCGCGCGCGCCAATTGTCTATCCTGAGCCACGTTGCGATTTCTCCCACACCTACATGTTCACAAAAAGCGGCTGGATCGAATGGAGGGCGGGCCAATGACCACGTACCCCTGCCTTCCCAGCCGCAACGAGGATTACGGTTTTTTCGGCACCCTGACCCGCTGCCCAGAGCGCGACCGCCACAGCGCGGAAGTCTGGACGCTCGCCTCGCGCCTGATCGCCGAAGCCATCCACGCCGACAGCGAGGACGAGATGATGGGCATCCGCGACTTTCTCGACAGCCGGATGGGCCGGCATTTCGCCGATGATGTGGTCGGCAACATGACCGGCTGCAACATCGGGCTCGAGCCCGCCATCGCCGCCGCAATCCGCCGCTGGCAGGGCTGGCGCATCGATCGCAAGACCGAGCGCGAGCAGGGCATCCCCGCGGGGCTGCCCTACCTGACCGGCTGGGTTCAGCACTTCGCTGTCGCCGCGAGCATGGCCCAAAGCGATTGATCCCGCACAGCCCGGTTCTGACAGCCCGCGCAGGCGGGCTTTACCCGGTAGAAGCCCCCCGCATGTCGCGCGGGCCAAAACCGGAGACGACCCATGACCCAGATCCAGCTGTCCGACACCCAAGCCATCATTCTTTCCGCCGCTTGCGCGCGCGCGGACGCAATGGTGTTTCCCGTTACCGCCAGCATCAAGGGCGGCGCCGTCGGAAATGTCTGCAAAAGTCTTCTGAAGCAGGGCCTGATCGAGGAAACCCCGGCAACCGACCTCAACACCGTCTATCGGCATGACGAGGAGCGCGGCCCGATCACACTGCGCGCCACATCGCTTGCCTACAGCATCCTCGGGATCGCCGACAATCCGGGTGCGCAGGCAGAGGACCCCGAACAGGGCATTGCCACGGCAGCACCCGTGCACCGCCGCCGCGGCACCAAGCAGGAGGCGCTCATCGACATGCTGTCCCGTCCCAAGGGCGCGACCATCGAGGAGCTGGCCACTGCGCTTCAATGGGAGCCACACACCGTACGCGGCGCTCTCTCCGGAGCACTCAAGAGAAAGCTTGGACTCAAGGTGATCTCGGAGAAGGCAGAAGGTCGGGGGCGCGTGTATCGCTTGATGACGCAAGATCTGGCGTGATATCTTGATCAATACTCATGAGTAGTGTCCTGCCCTTGCAGAATCCTCCCACGTCACGATCGTGCGTTTGGAGGTTTCTGCCTGTACGAACCCTCAGTCGTTTAGAGCGGTGCCGACTGCACCGCTCCCTCGCGATAAACTGGGCCAGCCGCGTGCTGGCCCATTTTTTCATGCCTTCAACGCCGCCCGGATTTGCGCCTGGCTAATCCCGAACTGCCGGGACAGCACACTGGGCTTCACGCCCGCCTTGATCGAGGCCCGGATGAGATTGATTTGCGATTGGGTCAGTCCCTCGACCCTCGATGTGCCGGAGACTGCAAGCTCCGGCACCCCAACAGACGGAGGCTGCGCGGCAGCAACCAAGACGCCACGCCGCTCGCGTTCTTTCGTCACGGCGACCAGAAGGCGGTTCAGGTCTTCGTCCGTGAGATACCGCAGGGTCGCGTCCAGGTTCTGAGGTAACAGACGCCGACGGTGCTCGGTCGGCGCCTCTCCTCCCGATGGCGGCCCGGATCGCGGTGCGTGCTGTCCTGTGACGTCTGATCCCATACCTCACGATATACTTCCGAGCCGATCCCCGACAATGGTGTCGCAGCGGCACATGCTGCTGCAGAAACAAGAGGGTCTCGCCCATTGGTATGAAATGCGCCTTCAACTCTTGTGCCATGAGGGCGGGGCGCTTTTTGCAGTCTTACGCTTTCGACTGATGATCATGGCCGTCACGAACTGGGCTGGACATACCACGAGAGGCTTCCTCTCCGGCGCGCTCAAGAAAAAGCTCGGCCTCACGATCACATCCGAGAAGGTCGAGGGGCGCGGAAGGGCTTACATGATCGCCGGTGACTGACGCCATGCGCCACGACGACATTGTTGCCGCCGTCCCGCATCGGGCGGCGGTTCTTCATTCCGCGCCCCGCATCCGGATTGTCTCGAACAGCCGCCGCAGCAGATAACCACGCGCCAAGGAGACACCTACGAAGGCAAGGCCGATTGCCAGATGCTCCCCCAGCGCGGCTTCGATACCAAACCAAGGGAACACGACAATCTGCGTGGCGATGGCGAGGACGTAGCCCACGACGACGTTCGTCGCGGCCTCGACAAAAGACATGGCACGCGACTGGGTCATGGGCCGGCCTTTCGCAACGCCGCCTCTTCGTCAAAGCTGCGGCCTGTCTCCGCAAGCACCGCTTCTCGGCCCGTGAATTGCTGCCAGCGCTGGACGATCACATCGACGTATTTCGGGTCGAGTTCCAGGACCGCGGCCCGCCGGCCCGTCGCCTCTGCCGCAATCAACGTGGTGCCGCTGCCGCCGAAGGGATCAAGCACCAGGTCGCTGCGCTGACTGGAGTTGCGCAGCGCCCGCTCGACCAATGCAACGGGTTTCATGGTCGGGTGCAGATCGTTCTTGTGCGGCCGCGGGATCTGCCAGACATCCCCCTGATCGCGATCCCCACACCAATGCCGTTTCGCCCGGTCCGGCCAGCCATAAAGGATGGGCTCATATTGCCGCTGGTAGTCGGATCGGCCGAGCGTGAAGCGATCCTTGGCCCAGATGACAAAGGTCGACCAATGGCCACCCGCTTCCTTGAAGGCCGCCTGCAGCGTGTGCAGTTCGGACGAGGACATGCAGATATAGACCGCCCCATCCGTGTAGAGGTTGATCAACACACAGGCGTCATACAGGAACTGCCCGAACCCGTCGCCAAGGGCGTCATTCTTGATCCTGCGCCCCTTGCCGGCTTTTTCGGCGCCGACGCCGCCGGCGTAATCAACGTTATAGGGCGGATCGCAAAACGTGAGGTTGGCCCGCGCACCATCAAGCACGCGCTCGACATCGGTGGTCACCGTCGCGTCCCCGCAGAGCAGTCGATTGCCGCCAAGAAGCCACAGATCGCCCGGGCGGCTGACCGGATCCTCAGCGGGTTCTGGAGCCTCGTCGGGATCTGCGCCCCCGCCGGTATCGCCTTCCGGCTCATTCGACAGCAAGGCATCCAGTTCGCCATCGTCGAACCCGATCAGCGACAGGTCATAATCCTCCGCCAGCAAATCCTGTAGTTCTGCCGACAGCAGCGCCTCATCCCAGGTTCCGAGTTCTGTCAGTTTGTTATCAGCCAAACGATAGGCCCGGCGCTGCGCCTCGGTCAGATGCCCGAGCACGATGACCGGCGCTTCGGCGAGCCCGAGTTGCGTTGCCGCCAGCACCCGGCCATGACCAGCAATCAGCTCCCCGTCCTCGCCCACGAGGCAAGGCACGGTCCAGCCGAACTCGGCCATGCTGGCGGCGATCTTCGCGACCTGGTCAGGCCCATGCATCTTTGCATTCTTCGCGTAGGGCTGCAGGCGCGCAAGCGGCCAGGTCTCGATCCGCTCCGGGGCGAAGGCGAGGGTCATGGGGATAATCCTGTTCGATAGATTGGCACGCGCGCCCATCGACGGGCAGCGCGGTGGCTTCCTACGGTGGGGTCCGGCTGGATTCCGCAGGTGGACCCCAGGGTGGATTCCAGCTGGCTTCCGGAGTCCAGCAGGTATCCACCTGCGGGGTCCAGCTAGGCCACTGATTTTACGAATATTTTAGTCGCTCAAGGGTGGATTCCGACCGGGGTGGACTCCCAAAAAAATCGCCCTGACGCTAGCGAAGTCCCGAGCCTTGCCCCCCCGTATACGTTTGGGGCCAGGAAGGACCCGTGAATTCAGTGGGTTAGCGCGCTGGATGCCAGCTGGACCCCTAGCTGGAAACCAGAAACCAGCGAAGTATCCACCAACAAAAACGGGGAGAGCCGTCTTCCAACGCACTCTCCCCATTATGCCCTACGGATAGCACGAAACTGTTGCATGTGTCGAACACAAAAGTGTTGCAACACATTGGATTCGTTCAGACATTCAAGCGCGACGCGATCTTGGTCAATGCGAGCTTGTGCTTGCGCCATGCCGTCGTGCGGTCAACGCCAAGTTCACCGCTGATCTGCTTCCAAGGCACACGGGCCGCCCGCGACCAGATCAGCTTGCGCTCAGCCTCTTCAATCCAAAGCACCCAATCGAAGGTCTGCTCGAGCCGTGTGATCGACGCCGCCGACGGCCAGACCCGCATCGGCTGTGGTTCCATAGCAGCGATCTCACGGCTGGTCCGCGCGATGTCAGGCCAGGCGTTGAAGTACCCAGTTGCCTTGACCGGTGGCAGCTTGCGCAGCGTGCGGAACGCTTCTTCGAAATGATCCGCGACATCGTCGGCGGTCCAGGTCTTTTTCTCACCCATGGCGCACCTCCCCGGTGGGGCGTGGCCCATATAGTTTTGTGCCCAATTGTTCGACCAATTCACGTTCCGGCCAGGTCAGGCGCTGATCTTCGATGCTGACAGCCAGCACACCCTGTTCGTGCCAACCGTCCCGTTTGACCTGATCGGGATCACGGCGGTGTCCACCATAGCCTCTGGGTGTAAACCTCATGCCACACCTCCCCGGGTCTCGATGGCCCAATGCAGGATGGCGATGGCGTCAGCCTCATTGTCATCAGCCGGGCTGAACCCTCGGGTGCGGGCCGCATCAATCATCGCTTGCTTTGGCGCGTTGCCCTTGCCGGTAGCGTGATGCTTGATGGTGCCAACGGGCACGCCCTCATAGGGAATGCCCCTCAACTCGCCCCAGCTTGTCAGTGACGCCATCAGGCCCCCATAGACATGGCTCGCATGCACACCTCTGTGGGCTCTAACTTCCTCGAACCAGATCGTTGCAATCGGTCCAGACAGCCGATCGAGTTCCGTTAGCCAGTTGGTGAACCGAAGATAGCGCATACCACCACCATCGTAGCGGCCGGGTTTAAACGACGCTGTCCCGCTGGTGATCAGGCCGTCAAAGCCGCGCAGGGCCCAGCCTGTGGTGGTGCCTAGATCAAGCGCAAGGATGCAGCGCGGAGTTTGTGTGGGTTGGGTCATGCAGACCTCCTCTTCGATTTGATGAGCAAGGCGAGAGGGCTGGCCGGTGAAGGCTGCGGTCTCGCCAAGCCCCGAAGGGTGGTCTGGTCAGGTCAGGCGCAGGGCGACGAGGCCGCCCGGCACTTCTTTCAATTCCTTCAACAGGCCAATTTGAAAGAAGTTAGCCTGTAAGGGGTTGAACTGTATGTATAATATACCTTCTTTCAATATTACTTATATTTCAATAGCTACCTCTCCCTCCATCTCATCGCGCGCGAGAATACACACATATACATGTGTCCCCTTGAAAGATTGAAAGAAGTGAAAGAAGTCAAAAATCCGTTCCTGAACAGCAACTTAGATCCCGACTTCTTTCAATTGAAGAAAATCCCGTTTTGAAAGAAGTCCATTGTTCACGTCAGGATCCGATAGACCATGGCCCTGCGACCACCGGTGTCGCGCATGCCGGTGGTGATGTCCCCACTTTCTATCAGCGTTTCGAGGATCTCATTTCGGTCGCGTGATTTCAACCACTGCGATGCCCGTGTCACCTCGGATTTGGTAATCCCGCTTGATCCAGCTGCACGGATGACTTCCTTGAGCCGCTTTAAATGGGCCTCTGTTTCGGTATCTGCAACGTGCCGCTCCACCGCCGCAATCGTCCGCCGTGCATAATGGCGCACAAAATCAATGGCCCAATCTGCGGCCGAGAGATCGATCGCAGGGTTTGTCGGATAGCGCCCAACCGCCACAATCAGCGCCAGTTTCAACGCGTTCTCCCCAATGCGTGCCAGGATCGCCGTGAAGGCTGTTCCACTTGCTGCGCGCAACTCCCCTGTCAGCTCTGCGCTAAGCAGCCGAAACCGGGCACGGGCCTCCTCGGTCATGGGCACGATAGTTGGGTTCACCGCAGTGTTCTGATCGGCTGTCTTGCCCGCAAGGTTGCCTTTCTGGTGCCCAGCACCGCAGGCCACGCTTTGCAGCCCGGCGATCAGCGCAGGATCCGCCTGGCGCATGCCCACGGCGATGTTCTCGTCCGGATAATCCTCATCACTCGGCAAGATCAGAAAGCGGGCCAGCGAGCCGTCGACGACGTTTGCGCCCTGCAATGCGCCCCAGAAGTGCAAAGGCGTCGTAGTGCCATAGACACTCAGGCAGGGTTGATTGATATCCCGCCGCTCATTTGAACCATCACGGTTGGCATATTCCGCACCGAGGAAAACCCCGCCCGCGGCCGTGTAAAGCTCGGTCATATTGTCGAGGATTTCAGTGATGTGGCGTGGACTGCGCCGCCGGTCGGCCGCCGCTGCCAAAAACATGCCAAACTCATCGATCTGGAACAGGATCGCAGGCTGGCGATGCAGCGCGGTGAGCAGACCCGCCCCGGAGGCGATCTTGTTGCCCCCAAGATGATGGGCCAGCCCCGCCTCAAAAAAGACCTCATTGATGATCTCGCGGGCGTGGTTCTTACCTGATCCACTGTCGGCGATGCCTACGACATAGAGGTTCGAGCGCAAATTACTTTCGGTCCTGTATTGCCGCCCCATCAGCGCGCCAATCGCGCAGAGGCTGGCGCCGAGCGATAACAATGGCTGCGGACGCCGGGCCGTCGACAACATGTAATCGGTTAGATCGCCCACCAATCCATCCGGCATGACCAGCGTGAATGGCGAGGTGGCCGTTGGTTCCTCATCACCCTCGGCATGTTCTCCCAGCTTGGACAACAGCCCCGCCGCTGGATGCTCGCCATCGGAAACAGTGGCCCCATCAAGGCGCAGATCGCTTCCCGGCTGCCAGCCGCGCTCCATCGCGAGATGATAAATCGTGCCGGCGCCAATCCGGTCGGGCTTAAAGCTGGCCCAGGCCTTAGCGGTCGCCGCGGGCACAGCCTTGGCCGCCTGCGCTGACCAGCCGGCAAAGATATCACCCCCAGCGTCACCAAGCGCGCCCTTCAGCGCCATGCCAATCCGCACCCAGCTGTCATAGTCCAACTCCGCATTGGGCAGCCATTTCAGCGCGGCCTCAATAGCAGGCAATGTTCCCATCTGACTATGGGCCTGCAGGTGCTCCGTCGCAGGTGATCCTGTCGCAAGGCCGCGTTGGCGCAACTGTTCGGGCAACAGCGCATAGGCCTCATCAAGAAAGGCGCGTGCGATCTCTGCGGTAATTTCAGGCAGCTCTGTGATATCGAGATCAGCCAGCCCTTCCTCCGGCCAGGCATAGGGCGCGCCCGTGTCCGGGTGGTTGGCATAGGCCACGAACTGCTGACCCAGACAAAGCACTTCCAGCGGATGACGTTTGATGCCCCGGAAAGGAATTGCTGTGCGATAGATCAGCATCCGTTTTGGCGCCTTGCCGATGCGCAGCGCCGGCGTATCCCCCAAACGTTCACGCGCCAGTTGTTCGATCTGAAGCGCCAGTTCCGCATCCTCAACGACGTCAATATCGACAGCTGCAACCATGCCGCCAACAAGCCCGATCCCACACTCCGGCCAGGCTGACCACGTCGTCACCTCCACCTCCGTGGTTGGGCGCTCGGTGTGCCGGTTCCACTCGGGATAATCTGCCCACGTCCCGCGCTTGAACTGGCCAGGCTTTTTGGTGCCCGGGCCGATCGGCAGGATGCCATAGCCATTTGTGACCAGTCGCGCGCCGAAGCGCGCCATATACGATGTATTAGCCATCAAAGGGGCACCTCCGGGGTCATGGCGTCGAGCCGCGTGCGGTCCTTGCCCGCAAGCTCGCGCAGGTGGTCGCAATAGCCGGTGACGACCGCATCAAGGAAGCAGTCCCACTCGGTCTCAGCCAGGGTGGCGAGATCAGATTTGCCGATACTCTCGAGGTATTCGCCACCATATTGGCCGCCAACGCTCATGGCCTGCATTTCATTTGGGGTGGGATCGATCATACCTGTCCTCCTGTGACAGATGTCCTGGCAGGTGCGAGAACAGAGGCGTTTACGGCTTTGGTCCCGCCGCGGGTCTGAGACAATGAATGCGGGGTTGAACCAACCAAACCCGCGAGGTTCCCGGTGGCAGACGGCGCAGACGCCGGAGTTGATGTGGCGCATGGATCAAACCTGTAGCCGGAGATTTCAAGAAAGCGGCCAGAAGGGCGCACCGAGATCGCGGTTGGCCGGGTCAGTTGCCCCGCCTGCGCAATGGCATCGTCGACAGTGCGCGGCATCGGGAAGCCCGGCGCGCGCTTGCGCCACCACTCGAGCGCCTTCTGGCGCGCATAGCCCTGATGCTCGACACAGACCCATTCGTTGTAGGACTTGAGCCCGCAGCTATAGGTGACCTTCATTGAGGGGCGCCCGCCGCGCTTGTCATGACGGCTGTAGTACACACCATGTACTGACAGCCATTGGACCTTCGGAGACAAAACCGGGAGCGTGGCCGCTGTGGGGGCGATCTTCACCTCACGTGCTGGAAAGACATAGCCACAATCAGGGCATTCCGTCGCCGAGAGCGCCATGATGCTGTCGCACTCGGGGCAGACCTTTGTGGGTGCCTCACCACCCCCGCCATCGCCTGGGCGCTTGGGGCGCACCAAATCAATTGGCCCGTGGCGGCGGACATTGCCTGCAAAATCCAGAACCAAGCAGTTTTCCTTGTCCGGAGCCAAGCGCGTGCCGCGACCGACCATTTGGACATAAAGCCCTGCAGATTTGGTCGGGCGCAGGAGTGCGATCAGATCGACGGCGGGCGCGTTGAACCCGGTCGTCAGCACCCCCATCGAGGCCAGTGCGCGGATTTCACTGCGCTTGAAGGCCGCGATGATGGCATCGCGCTCCTCCTTTGGCGTGTCCCCGAAGATCGTGCGGCAGGTGATACCTTGACGCGCGAACTCTTCGGCCACATGGCGTGCGTGATCCACACCTGAGCAGAACGCCAGCCAGGATTTGCGGTCTTTTCCATGGGTGATGATCTCGGTAACGGCCGCACGCGTCGTCGCGTCCTGATCGACTGCGGCTGCCAGATCACGGGCAATGAAGTCCCCTGCACGTGTACCAACCTTCGAGACATCCAGCCGCGTGGCAGGCTGTTTCGAGATCAGTGGGCTCAGAAACCCTGCGTCAATGAGATCACGCACCGGCGCCTCATAGGCAATGTCAGTGAAGAGTGCGTCCTTCCCCTCATGCAGCATACCGCTGCCCGTTCGGAACGGCGTGGCCGTGAGCCCGATCACCTTCAGCGCGGGATTAATCACCTGCAGGGCGTCCAAAAAAGCGCCTGTACATCGTGCTGGAGTTGCCCGGGATCAGATGGGCCTCATCAATCAACACCAGATCGGTGTGGCCGATTTCATGGGCGCGGCGATGGATGGATTGGATGCCTGCAAACAAAACACGGGCCTGCGCCTCACGTTTCCCCAAGCCCGCCGAATAGATGCCGGCCGGTGCCTCAGGCCAAAGCCCGATCATCTCGGCATGGTTTTGGGCGATCAATTCGCGCACATGGGTCACGATCAGGATGCGCTGATCAGGCCAAGCCTTCAGCACCCCTTCGATGAAGGACGCCATGACGAGCGACTTGCCGCCAGCCGTCGGGATCACCACCAAAGGGTTACCCTTTTTGGTCTGGAAATAGTCGTAGATCGAAGAGATCGCAGCTTCTTGGTATGGGCGCAGGGTCAGCATGGCGCAGCCTCCGTATTGCGGGCGTCATTTGACCAAGAGGCGCCATCGTTCATGCGGTAGGTGACAATGTCGTCCCCCGCATCGATGACCTCACCCGGCACGAGATCGGGGATGAAGAGATGTCTGCCGCAGGCGGCCCGCTGCTCAGCAGGCGACAGCATTCTGTCATGACGCGCGCAGTGCCATCCACCATCGACAGGCGTCGCATGCAGGCATGACCGACAGGTTACAGCGGCACCGCCACCCTCGTGGCAAGCCCCATGGTGATCACAGAACCGGCATTCGAACCAAGCCGGATCTTCGCTGATACGCGCAGGCGGGTGCTGGGCAAAGATAACCCGGCCAGCCTTTTCCAGAAGGCGTTCGGCCATGGCAGGATCGGCCTCAACCCGTTCGATATGCAGCGCGTCCGTGTTCTTGGAGACCGCCATGTAGAGCGCGCGGGTGATACCGGTCAGGTGCATGTAGATCTGCATCTGCGCGGCATGCTGCGGCTTGGAAAGCACGACGCCCTTGGCGGTCAGCTCAGTGAAGCTCTTGACGCCATGCGTTTTGAATTCCAGCACATGCCAGGTTTTCGGGGCCTCGAGCAAACCGAGGGCGACGCCATCCAGCGAGCCGCCAAAATGACCGCCATGGGCCTCCACGCGGATTTGCCGTCCTGTTTCAGGGTCTAGCTCCAAAACAGTGGCCCCGGTGGCGCGCAGGTTGCGCACCATACGGTCCTCTTCCAGCTGGCCTGTCTCAAACAGACGCAGCAGGCGGCCGGAAAAGCGTGACGGCGTCACCCAGCGGAAATCATACCAGAGCGCGCGTGCGCAAGATTTACCAATGATGGATGCGCCGAGATGGTCACGGAAGCCAGCCCCCTGGCGGGCCTCGTAATCAGCGTAGATCGCCGTCAGTGTCGGTGTGGGTGGTGCGGGAAGATCGGCCATCACAAACCCTCCCGTTCGCTGCGGGCTTGGGCCTCGGCCAGAATGCCGCTCCAAGTATCAGGGTCATGGCGCTCGCGCAGGACGCCGATCAGAGCATCTTTCAGCTTTTCACGGCGACGACGGCCGGTACCTTTGGCAAGCAACTCGGACCGTTCGCGGCACAGGTGGCGCAGCGCGGTGCGCGCCCGGTGAAACCAGTCAGGGTCGATGGGCTTTTGCCCCCGTTGGCGCGCCAGATCAGCAGTCGCAATCTGCGTGCGGATCTTGGCAATATCGTCGTCGAGTTCGATCAACCGGCGCTGGTCATCAGGCAAGCCGGAGCTGATCACGGCCCGAGGGGCCGCGTTATGCAGGTCAGTCATAGGAATATCCTCAGATGGGTTTGGGCGCTGCCCCGTCAGTCAGGGATGCGGAGCGGCGCGAATGATCAGCCCTTCTTGTTCCAGGGCGCGGAGGCCATCTTGGGCGGCGCGGAAGCGGCTTGCGTTGAGGGCGGTGATGCTGGGGTTGCAGCAGGCTTTGCCGCAGCGGCCGTGGCGCCCCCACCTTCAGGCGGCAAATAAGCAATGGCATTGCTCTCGCCGTAGCCGTTCTTTGGCGGCTTGATCTTCACTTGGATCGTCATCGGGATCAGGTGCAGTTCCTCGCTGTCGCTGACATGCATCCGGCCCGTCGCATGGCAGATTGCCGACAGCGTCCGCTGTGCGATCTCGACCGTGGTGGGGTTCGGGTTCACCAGGTTCAGCTGATCAAAGATCTTCCGGCCCTTATGCTGGCCGTCCAAAATATCCAGCATCAGCCAGAGGAACTGGCCCATACCGTTGCGGGTCACGCGCATTTCGCTCTCGACGATCTGAGCGCGGTATTTACCTGCGGGCAGCAGCTCATAGGGGGTGGTGGGTTCAACGCTGGTGGCGTCAAAGGACGTGTCAAAACGTGCCATGGTCGTATCCTTTCAAGGCAATCATTGGGATTGGGGCATGGCTGCGAGGAACTCTGACCACGAAAGTGGCAGAGTGTCCGGCAGGCCGTAACGGTTCTTGGCGAGGAACGCGGGACGCTCTTCGGTGTGCATAACGCGCGCACCGGACCCGAGCGCCCGGGTCACCTTCTTGTTGAAGCCGACATCGGATTTGGCGACCGAGATCTGGTAGTTGGCAAACAGCACCACATCAGAATGCTCCTGCAGCAGCGCAGAGGCGCGGGTCTGCAGCTTGATCACATACCGGTCGTAAGGCTCATGCTCGGGGCTATCGAACCGCTTGATGTCGGTATGGGCGATCTGGATGACCACCATGCCTTTCCGGTCGCGCAGCGCATTCAGCTTATCGAGATATTCCCGCCAAATGGTCAGCGCTTCTGCGAAGCCCTTGCCAAAGCCCGGAGTTTCGATCGACTGCCAACCATTGCGTTTGCACGCCTCAGCCCAGATCAGCGGCTCCAGCCAGTCGACGCTGTCAACGACGACCGTGCCGTAGTCGTGATCTTCCTCCAGCAATGCCTCGAGCGCTTCCGCGACTTCGGCATAACTGGTCGCCAACGGAAAATGCGGGACCTGCAGTTTGCCAAGACCATCCTCGGTCATGATGAACACCGGCGCGCCCGCGTCAGCCGCGAAGGTGGATTTGCCGACCCCGGCTACGCCGTGGATCAGGATACGCGGTGGTTGGAGCACCGAACTGGTGCGAAGAGATGCAAGAGAAATAGCCATCAGCGCACCTCCTCGCCCAG